TAGCCAGATCATCAGAAGGATAAACGATCATCGTAGGGGCCGGCTGCTCCATGATAAGGTAGCATAAAATATTGATAAGAGCCTCCGTACCGCCGATCTGTGAGGATTTGCAGAAATAAATCTCGCGTATATAAGGGTCATTGATCGCATCCATGATCCCCACCAGATAGGGCGTCACACTATTCGACCACTTTCCTGAAATATTACTGGAATCATCCAATACACGGTATTTTTCCGCCCACTGGCTGACCGTAAGCTCCTCCGGCTTTGCCAGCGTATGCCGTATAACTCGTTTAAATAATTTCTTTGTTTTTATTTTCGACCGGCTTCTCTGGCTCATGCGTGCTTACTCCTCCTCTTCCTCTCCTTCCTCATCTTCTTCGGGTAAATATACATCTCCCTGGTCGATCTCATCCGGATCATATTCCGAAAGTTCTTCCAGAGTATCCAGCATATTTTTCTGTATGATCTGTATGATATCGTTGATATCCTCCAGGCCTGCAATCTCCATAGCAAGTTTGGAAGGCAGTGCAAGGAGCCTGTTTTTAAAACGGACCAGCATATCCGATAGATAAAATTCCACATCGGCCGCTTCATGCAGCTCTCTTCTCAGCTTTCTCAGCTTCAGCAGAGAGATCTGCCGCTTCACTTCTTCGTGTTCCGCCTGCACTTTCTCCTTAGAGATCAATGCACTGCGTCCCAGTTCCGCATTTACCTTATATTCAATATATTCCTGAACGCAGTTTTCGAGTGGATATCCTCGTCCATTTTGGGCGGTTTGGAACAGCCCTTCTTCTCTCAGCGCACGCACTCTTCTGCTTGATATTCCAAGGCATTGCGCCAATTCCTTTTGATTCACAATCATATTTTTTCTGCCCCTCCTGTATCTCCCCCCTTCCATATTTTTCTACTGCCCATGCAGCGCCCCAAAAGCGGAAGGAAGTGCCGTAAAAAAAATGTCTGTACAGAGAAAAATACCGGGCCTTCCGCGACCCGCATAGGGGGGTAGGGGGCTGGAAGGACCCGTTTTTTCTCCCATAAGCGTTGCATAAAAAAGGATAGTCACACCTACCCTTTTAAAATCATTTATTTATGCTTGACAAGCACGTAAATACGTGCTATAATTAACCATAGAAAGGAGGGAAAAGCAAATGAATGAATCCATAAGTGAGATCATCAAAGACCTTTCGGAAGCGTTTCTTGCGCTCGTCACCGCCATCTGCCTGATAGTTAAGACGAAGCAGGAAAACAAATCCAAAAGGTCTAAAAGAAAAAAGAAGTAAGAACAGGGGCTTCGGCCCCTTTCTTCCTCACTTATAATATAGCACAATCATTTGCTAAAATAAACTATGAAAATTTACCGTAACATTTTAATCGCCCTTGCCATCCTTTTTCTTTATGAGGGCTTCAATGGCGAATTCTATGCCCCTACTGTTTTCGATTGCTTTAAATGGCTTTCCCTACTCGTCTGTACAGTCATCTACTTTATCTGTTCAAGGAGGGCACGGAAATGCGATTAAAAGAAATACGTACCGGAAAAGGGCTGTCGGTTCCTCAGCTTGTAGAGCTTTCCGGAGTGCCCCGCCGAACAATCCAGGACTTGGAATCCCGTGGCGACGGCCGGATATCAACGGCAATCAAATTAGCTGATGCTCTCGGCGTCACGCTTGATGAGCTGTGTCGAGATGAGCACTTATGATTTTCACAAAAGCACTCCACATTTTGTATTTATCCACTTTTTATGCACAATATGTTGATAAACTAGAAGCCTTCGCAATCGTGCGGAGGCTTCCAGCAAAGGAGAGTATGGCAGTTCTTTTACCCATTTCCATGCTATCATAATATCACGGATGTACCCCCTTCTAGTGCACATTTTTTTATCTTTTTAGGGAAAGCAAATAAAAAAAGTATTTTCTGATACAATAAAAGTCTGTTCTGTTTATAGGAACATCCATGTATTCATATGGCAAACCATCTGTTACATTCTTAAGTATCCATGGGTAAATTTCTGAATCTGCTTCTATAGCCGTCTGCTCTATCAGTTCAATGTCCGCCCGCAGCATAGTATTATGTATAGCTGCTCTTTCCACGGGATTTCCTGACATATTCCCTTTTGGCATTCCATCATTAACAATCGCATTCAGGCCATACCCTTTTTCAAGTTCTCTCTTTTTTTCAGCGTACTGCATACAGAAATACTTTAATTCATTGTATTTGGCGCGGGATATATTATAGTCGCTTAATGTCATGTTCCTCTTTTTTATCTTGTCCAATGGTACCGCCTCCTTGCAAATATGGACATCCCCAACACTTTCTGAATATATTCCCTTTCCGGGTTCTTTGA